TGGATGCGTGTAAACGATCCGACAGCGCGTCAGCAGGGCGACACGGGCTTTGTGTGCGTGGCTGCGCCCCCACCGTACCCCGACCCCCCCGATGGCGGCAGATGGGACCCGTCACCGCTTACGCTCGAATCCGCACAAACAATTACATCCCCCCACCAATGAGAACATTGCAAACCCCCCACCCCTCCGTTTCACGTGAAACATAGGAAAAGGGGGTCGTGTTTTTTGAGGGGGGGTATATATAAACTTGAATGTTTAAATGTTCTCATTTATATTTAAACGGTTGGGAAAGCGGATGTTGTGTGCGCGACCCTGTGTGAAACGGGACGTAATGCGGCACAGACGTAGCGAGTACCGACACGCATGGACATTTGCTGAAGGCAGACCGCACCACTGCCGACGAGAGATAAGTGAGTGTCCAGTCGTGTTGGTATTAGTAAGCCGACAGTTGCAAACGGGCATTGGGGAATAGCTGATACCAACAACCAAGACGCATGGGGATTGAGGTCCCTATCCGTGTTGGGAAAGCTGCAATTTGATTAACATTGGTCTGTGATCGGCGGTAAGTACCAACAATGACTGAAAGAAAAAGGCAGATATTGGAGTTCATCCGGGCGTACATCAAGATTCATGGTGTGGCTCCGTCGTATGACACCATCGCCAAGGGCATAGGGATGAAGGCTAAGTCCAATGTCCATAGGCTGGTCAGGAGGCTTCAGGAGGATGGGATTCTTGAGGTCAAGCCAAGGAAGTTTTATGGCATCAAGCTGTTTGACAAGACAGTGAAAGAGATTGCTTCCTTATGACATTGCTTACAAAAAAAGAAATAGCCGATTACATGGCTGTTGTGGACAAGCTCCCGGAGGCTGAGAGGAATAAGGTTTTTTCTCTGTTGGAGTTGGACCGGGTAGAGCGGTGCAAGGAGTCCTATCTTTTCTTTGTGACCCAGATGTGGCCTGCGTTTATCTCTGGGAAGCATCATCAGATCATGGCAGAAGCCTTTGAGAGGGTTGCCAGCGGTCAGCTTAAGCGGTTGATTATCAATATGCCTCCCCGGCATACCAAGTCGGAGTTTGCTTCTTACCTGCTCCCGGCGTGGTTCTTGGGGAAATACCCGGAAAAGAAGATTATCCAGACTGCCCACACCGCAGAACTGGCGGTTGGCTTTGGTCGTAAGGTCAGGAATTTGGTTCAGTCAGAGGCATATGGGAAGGTTTTTGAGACAAAGCTGTCATCGGATTCTAAAGCTGCCGGTCGTTGGAATACTCATATGGGCGGTGACTACTTCGCTATTGGTGTGGGCGGTGCAGTTACTGGCAAAGGCGCTGACCTATTGATCATTGATGACCCCCATTCTGAACAGGAAGCCAAACAAGGCAATCCAGCCGTGTTTGATTCGGTCTATGAATGGTACACATCCGGTCCCCGGCAGCGTTTACAGCCCGGTGGAGCCATCATTATTGTGATGACACGCTGGTCAAAGCGTGATTTGACCGGGCAAATCCTCAAAAATGCCGAAAAAGACGGGGTCAATGAGTGGGAAATCATTGATTTTCCCGCGATTCTGCCCTCTGGAACCCCTCTTTGGCCCGGATTTTGGAAAAAAGAGGAACTAGAAGCCCTAAGAGCAGAACTTCCTGTCTCCAAATGGGAAGCCCAGTACCAACAAAACCCGACTTCCGAGGAAGGAGCCATTGTAAAGCGGGATCAATGGCAGATTTGGGAGAAGGCAGACCCCCCGCCCTGTGATTACGTCATCCAAAGCTGGGATACGGCGTTTGAAAAGAACAACCGGGCTGACTATTCAGCCTGCACCACATGGGGTGTCTTCCAGCACCCCAACAAAAACGGGGATCTTCGCCCCAATATCATCCTTCTGGATGCATTTAAACAACGTATGGAGTTCCCGGAGCTTAAGAAGAAGGCTTTCGACATGTGGCAGGAATGGAACCCTGACACCCTGTTAATAGAGAAGAGAGCCGCCGGGGCACCCTTGATCTATGAAATGAGAAAAATCGGGATTCCCTTGTCTGAATATACACCGGGCAAAGGAAACGATAAGATTGCGCGTGTAAACGCTATATCCGACCTGTTTGCGTCAGGAGTTGTCTGGTGCCCGGAAACAAGATGGGCAGATGAAGTCATGGAGGAAATGGCTTCCTTCCCCAACGGCGACCACGATGACTTGGTTGACTCCTCCTCACAGGCTTTGATGCGTTTTCGACAAGGTGGGTTTATTTCGGTTCAATCGGATGAGGAAGATGAACCCAGATACTTCCGTCGTCGCATGGCTTATTACTAGGAATCATCATGGCGATTGAAAAGAGCGTCTATCAAGCCCCTATGGGTCTAGCTTCCCTGCCGGAGGAACCAATTGAAATCGAGATTGAGAACCCTGAATCGGTATCCGTGGATGGAGTGGAGATTACCCTCGAAGAGGGTCGTGAGATTGACGGCATTGCGTTTAATGCGAACCTTGCGGAAATTCTGGACGAAGGTGTTTTAAACAGTATTGCCAGTGAGCTAACAGATCTGGTCGAAGCTGACATAGACTCCCGGAAAGATTGGGCAGAAACCTTTGTCAAAGGACTTGAGGTCTTGGGTCTTCAATATGAAGAAAGGACAGAGCCTTGGAATGGAGCGTGTGGTGTCTACTCGACCGTCCTGACAGAAGCAGCCATAAGGTTTCAGTCGGAATCGATTATGGAGACCTTCCCTGCTGGAGGACCAGTCAAGACCGAGATCATCGGGGCAATAACGAAAAAGAAAGAAGAAGCCTCCGAGAGAGTCCGGACAGACATGAATTACACCCTGACGGAGAAGATGACCGACTACCGTCCGGAACATGAAAGACTCCTGTATTCCTTGGGCCTAGCCGGAGCAGCGTTTAAAAAGGTCTACCCGGACACCCAGAAAGAAATCCCTGCCGCACCCTTCATCCCCGCCGAGGATGTCATTGTTCCCTACGGAACTTCTTCTTTGAAGAACGCAGAACGTATCACCCATGTGATGCGCAAAACCAAGAATGAGATCAAGAAGCTCCAGTACTCTGGGTTCTACCGGGACGTAGAACTGGGCGAGCCGATGAACATTCTGTCGGACATTGAGAAGAAAAAAGCCGAACAACAAGGCTACAAAACCAACGACGACGACCGCTACCGGATCTTGGAGATCCACACCTATCTGGACATTGAGGGTCTGGAGGATGTGGACGAGGACGGCGAACCCACCGGGATTGCGCTGCCTTATGTCGTGACCATTGACCAAGGAACCAATGAGGTCCTGTCGGTCTACCGGAACTGGAACGAAGACGATCCAAATAAGCAAGCCCGTCAGCATTTCGTTGACTACTGCTACATCCCCGGATTCGGCTTCTACGGTCTGGGTTTGATCCACATCATCGGAGGGTACGCCCGTGCGGGGACCTCGCTGATCAGACAGTTGGTCGATGCCGGAACGCTCTCTAATCTGCCCGGTGGTCTAAAAACCCGTGGTATGCGGATCAAGGATGACGATACCCCCATCGCTCCGGGCGAGTGGCGGGATATTGATATTCCCAGCGGGGCAATGCGTGACAACATCATGCCTCTGCCCTACAAGGAGCCAAGCCAAGTCCTGTTCACCCTTCTGAACCAAATCACGGAAGAGGGCAGAAGACTAGGCTCTATCGGGGAAATGAAGATTTCTGACATGAGCGCCAACGCGCCTGTCGGGACGACTTTGGCATTGCTGGAACGCCAACTCAAGATGATGTCGGCAGTTCAGGCTAGGGTCCATGCCTCCATGAAGCAAGAGTTTAAACTGCTCAAGGAGATCATCCGGGACTATGCCCCCACCGAATACGAGTACGACCCGGAGTCTGGCGACCGTCAGGCAAAGCAGTCGGACTACGACATTGTTGAGGTCATCCCGGTCTCAGACCCGAACTCCTCCACGATGGCACAGCGGATCATGCAGTACCAAGCTGTGATCCAACTCGCCGCCCAAGCTCCCCAGATTTACGACCTGCCCAATCTCCATAGGCAGATGATCGAGGTCTTGGGGGTCAAGAACGCAGAAAAGCTTGTGCCGATTGAGGATGACCAGAAGCCCAAAGATCCGATCTCGGAGAACATGGCATTTCTTAACGGAAAGCCAACAAAGGCATTCATTTACCAAGACCATGATGCGCATATCGCGGCGCACATGGCATTTATGCAGGACCCAATGATTGCGCAAGTCATTGGTCAAAACCCGATGGCGCAGAAGATTCAGGCGGCAGCAATGGCGCATATTGCTGAACACCTAGCCTTCAATTATCGGAAGAAGGTCGAAGAGCAAGTTGGTGTACCTATCCCAGCCCCGGATGCGGAATTGCCGGAAGATGTGGAAGTCCAGTTGTCCCGACTGGTCGCCCAAGGTGCCCAACAACTACTTCAGCTTAACCAAGCTACTGCCCAACAGGCCCAAGCCCAGCAACAAGCCCAAGACCCCTTGGTCCAGATACAACAGGCAGAACTTCAGATCGATGCCCAGAAAGCTCAGACTGATGCCCAGATTGCACAGGCGAAACTGCAACTGGAAGCCCAGCGTATTGCAAATCAGAAAGAGGTCGATATGGCAAGGATTGCCTCGCAGGAAAAGTTGGCTAATCAGAAAGTTCAAGTTGACTTATTTAAACGGGGTGATAAATAATGGGCAACGAGGAGAAGGTACTCCAGCATCTCCTTAAAGAAATGAAGGAAAGGGAAATTTCCATTTCCGGAAGCATCTGTGACGGCGGTGCGAAAGATTACGCCGAGTACAGATATTTGTGCGGGCAGATTCAAGGTCTGGGGTTTGCACAAATGATAATTTCAGACCTTGTGCGAAAACTGGAGAGATTTGATGAGTGAAATCCTTTTGAGTGAGGATGGAGAAACAACCACGACGTTGCCTATTTCTGCGGAAGAAAAAGCGCGTCAACTGCCTGACCCGAGTACTTTTTATCTCTTGTGCGCTTTACCAGAGGTAGAAGAGAAGTTTGACAACGGTTTGGTAAAAGCTGGCACCACGATGCATTACGAAGAGATTTTATCGCCAGTGCTTTTCGTAATGAAAATGGGTCCAGACGCTTACAAAGATGAAAAGAAGTTCCCTAGTGGTCCTTCTTGCAAAGTAGGCGACTTTGTTCTTGTGCGACCAAATACAGGAACAAGACTGAAGATTCATGGCAAAGAGTTTCGCATGATCTATGACGACAGCGTCGAAGCAGTTGTCGAAGATCCTCGCGGAATATCCCGTGCGTAGGAGGGATCATGGCTGAATTTATGGAAACACTGGACTTAGACAAGGCTGGCGAGAAGCCTGAAGAGATCGTTGAGATGGCAGGTGACGACGATCTTGAAATTGAAGTCGTTGACGATACGCCGGAAGAGGATCGTGGGCGCGAACCCATGAAAACCCCTCCGCAAGATCCGACCGACGACGAGCTTGCCACGTACTCAAAACGAGACCGGAACCGGATTCGTGAGTTTACAAAGGGGTATCACGACGAGCGCAGAGCCAAAGAAGCAGCATTGCGTGAGAAGGAAGAGGCTATTCGTTTAGCCAAAGCCTACTTTGAGGAAAATCAAAAACTCAAAGGGTCTGTTAATACTAGCCAGAACGCTCTTCTTGAGCAGGCAAAGAAGCAGATTGCGCTAGAGCTTGATGAGGCAAAGCGTAAGTACAAGGAAGCGTATGAATCGGGGGATGCAGATGCTCTTGTGGAAGCACAGGACCACCTGACATCTACCAAGTTCAAAGCCGAGCGATTGAGCAACTTTAAGCCTGCTCCTGAAGAGGAACCGGCAGAAAGTTTCCCACAGGCTGTACAGCAACCAGTCGAAACAGATGAGAAAGCCGAAAGGTGGAGGCAGAGAAACGAAAGCTGGTGGGGCAAGGACAAGGAAATGACCGCGTTCGCTCTAGCTGTGCATGACAAACTTGTTAACGACGACTACGTTGACCCTAAGAGTGACGAGTACTACCGACGCTTAAATGCTAGGTTACGCCAAGTGTTCCCGGATAAATTTGAGTCCGAGGAACCCGCTGATGCGTTTTCTCAGCGCCCTACAAAGTCAAATGTCGTTGCTTCAGCAACACGTAGCGTTGCGCCAAAGAAGATCACGCTTACGCCGTCTGAAGTTAACATCGCCAAGCGCCTTGGAGTTCCACTGGAACAATATGCGCGAGAGGCTGCGAGATTAAGGAGAGAAAAAAATGGATGATCAGAAACGTGAAAAGCGCAATACCGATAGCCGGGAAGAAAGAGACCTGAGGCCCAAGCGTTGGACCCCTCCTCAACTGCTTCCTGAGCCAGATCCAGAAGCTGGTTATGCCTTCCGCTGGATTCGTATCAGTACGCTCAATCGAGATGATCCCGTGAACATCTCTACGAAGTTTCGCGAGGGTTGGGAACCTGTAAAGGCTGCTAGTCAACCAAGAATGTTCCATCTGAAGTCAACGGACAACCGTTTTCCTGATGGTATCGAGATTGGTGGATTGCTCCTTTGCAAAACCCCTGTTGAATTCGTCGAACAACGTAATGAGCATTTCTTGGATCAAGGAAAGCAATTTATGGAGTCGGTGGACAACAATTTTATGCGTGAAAGTCATCCTTCGATGCCACTCTTTAGCGAGAAACGCTCGAAGGTCACTTTTGGTAGATCTTAATTTTTAGGAGCAACAAATGGCTTATCCCACTGTAAGCTCGCCTTACGGTCTACAAGCTGTCAATCGTATTGACGGCTTGCCGTATGCTGGGCAGATTCGCCAGATCCCTATTGCTACCAACTACGCTACCGCTATTTTCTATGGCGATACCGTAAAGATCAGCAATGGTTATCTGGTTGCCGATACCGGCACAGACGATGCAACTCCTTGCGGCGTTCTGGTCGGTTGTGCTTATGTTAACTCGTCGAACCAGCCTGTTGAGGGTCAGTTCTACCCAGCCGCAGCAGCAACCAGCACCAACGCTGCTTATGGTTATGTGGTTGACGATCCAATGGCTGCATTCAAAGTTGCTGTTGTTTCGTCCGGCACCACTGTGACCACCTCAGGTGTGAGCCGTGCTGTAGTCGGTTCAAACATGGCACTGGTCCAGAATACTGGTTCGACAACAACTGGTGACTCCAAAGTTGCGGTTCTGTCTGGTAGCGATGCAACGACTAACACCCTCCCGGTGCGTGTCATTGACGTTGTTCCAGCAACTGCTCTTGGAGCGGATGCGTTTGTGGAATTGATCGTCAAGATCAATACTCACCAGTACAACAGCACCACTGGTGTATAAGGAGAGTAAATCATGGCAATTTCACGCGCACAAATGCTCAAGGAGCTTCTGCCCGGTCTGAACGCACTGTTCGGTCTGGAGTACAAGACCTATGGCGAAGAGCACAAAGAAATCTACGAAACCGAAACTTCGGAACGTAGCTTTGAAGAAGAAGTGAAGCTTTCCGGCTTTAACGCCGCTCCCGTTAAAAACGAGGGCAGCGCAATGGCATATGACAATGCGCAGGAAGCTTTCACTGCTCGATACAACCACGAGACCATCGTTCTTGGCTTCTCGCTGACCGAAGAGGCAATTGAGGATAACCTCTATGACTCTTTGTCGCAGCGTTATACCAAGGCTCTGGCTCGTGCTATGGCATACACCAAGCAGGTTAAAGCAGCTTACGTGCTGAACAATGCGTTCAACACCGCTGTGACCTACGGCGACGGTGTGAGCCTGTGTAACACTCAGCACCCGCTGATCTCTGGCGGCGTTAACAGCAACCGTCCCACCACAGGCGCTGACCTGAACGAGACCTCGCTGGAAAACGCAGTCATCCAGATCGCAGGTTGGACTGATGAACGTGGTCTGCTGATCGCAGCGCGTCCGAAGAAACTGATTGTGCCTCCGTCACTCCAGTTCGTCGCGACCCGTCTGCTGGAGACTGAACTCCGCGTCGGCACTAACGACAACGACATCAACGCCATCAAGAACAACGGTTCGGTCCCAGAAGGCTACCGTGTCAATCACTACCTGACTGACACCAATGCTTGGTTCCTGATCACCGATGTTCCTAATGGTCTGAAGCACTTCGTTCGTACCCCGATGCAAACGGGCATGGACGGTGACTTCGACACCGGTAACGTCCGTTATAAGGCTCGTGAGCGTTATAGCTTTGGCGCTTCCGACCCGCTGGGCATCTTCGGTTCACCGGGTGCCTAATGAAGAGGGGGGGCTTTACGCCCCCCTTTTTGTAGTATATAAAGTAGTAATTCCGGGGTTTAAACAGGTGCTTGCGAATAGACCCGGCTAACGTCATGCAGATCGCTTGCGCCTAACTCGCATGAGAGGACAACATGGCAGTTTCTACTACCCAATCCATTTGGCGTTCGGGCGGTGGCGATCAGACCCGTACCGCATATTGCGGCACCGGACTGATGGTTGCCGAATTTTACATTTCCGGCGCATCCGCAAACAGCGCAGCAGTTCAGGTTTCTTCTGCCAATACCGCCCCGGTTATTCTTCCGGCAGGCGCTGTAGTGGTTCAAATCAACGCTCTGTGCGCAGCTACTGGCGGCACGACCCCAACCTTTGACATGGGCTGGATTGGTTATACCGACACTAGTGCATCTGATGACAACGGTTTGGTGGCGGCAGCAGTTGCAACCACTGGCAAGCTAGTTATCAACTTTGCATCTGCTACCGCAGGCGATGATTTAAACACCATCATCCAAGCTAACCAGATGGTAAAAATCACTGGTGGCGGCACTACTGGCGATGCTCCAACTGGCGGTTCTATTCGCGGTCAGATCCTGTACTACGTTACCGATCCGTACCTCGGTCAGCAGAACGTCTAATAGGGGGCCGTCATGGCTATGCAAACAGACGTTAAAGGCGCTACTTGTGCGGCTAACGGCTCGACCACGGCTTACAACGGGAGAACCCGTTTAAAGGGGCTGTGGTACAGCGCGACCGCACAGGGCACCATCGCTGTAAAAAATAGCGGGACAACCTTGTTCACATTCAACATCGGTGGGGCAGAGACCAATTACGTTCTCTTCCCCGGCGAAGGTGTGCTTGTGGAAACAAGTTTGGTAATTACTAACAGCGCGACAGTGTCTTCGGTAGCGTTTTATGGTTGAAGAAAAGAAATTTAGTCTTGCGGGAAGAAAGCTCTTCCTTGCCATCCCAGCATACGATGGCAGGATCTGCATTCATTCTGCCTATGAGCTTCCCCAGCTTGCGCTGGCTTCCCTCAAGTACAAATTTTCTATCCATCTCGGACATCTATCCGGGAGTTCAATCATTACTCGCGCCCGTAATTCTCTTGTCAATCAGTTCATGGAATCTGATTGCACAGAGATGTTGTTCATTGACTCAGACATCCACTTCAAGCATGAGGACGTTCTTCGGATCATGGCTCTAGGGTCAGACCGGGATGTCCTGTGCGGGTCATATCCCCGAAGGGCGGCAGACCAGAAGTTCTTCACCGACATCTATTACAACGAGCATGGCGGCGTGGAACTGACAGAAAACGGTCTTCTAAGGGTAGAAAGGATTGGCACAGGATTCATGTTTATCCGTCGCCATGTTATCCAGAAGTTAATGGATGACCATCCTGAGTGGAAATACTGGGTCAATGTGGAGAACAAGCACCACTATGCGATTTTTGACTTCAAAGCCACTCCCGACGGGTACATGGGCGAGGATTACCTCTTCTGTGATCGTGTAAGAGAGGCAGGATTCAAGATTTATGTGGACCCTGAAACCAACCTTGGTCATTTTGGAAACACAGAGCATACCGGTCATTTTGGTAAGCAAGTGCTCCAGCCAATGATTGAGGACACCTTGTTAAAGGTTGCAAATGGCTAAGACTCCGGCATGGCAAAGATCAGAAGGCAAGAATCCGAAGGGTGGTCTGAACGCGAAAGGTCGCGCTTCGGCAAAGAAGCAGGGGATGAATTTAAAGCCTCCCGCTCCGAACCCAAAAACTTCCGAGGCAAAAGGTCGGAAAGCATCGTTTTGCGCCCGAATGTCAGGGATGAAAAAGAAACTGACAAGCAGCAAGACAGCAAATGACCCGAACAGCCGTATCAACAAATCATTGAGAGCTTGGAATTGCTGAAATGGAAATGATGTTATGGAACACCGCCATCACTATTATTTTGGGATTGGTCGGTTGGGGCTTGAGGACGAAAGACAAGGAAGTGGATGCTTTGAAGGAAGAACTTCAACGCATTCAAATCCTGTTGAATCGTACTCGCGAGGAAGTTGCGAAGGAATATGTCACGAAGGTTGAGGTCCATGCAGACATCAATCGTGTATTGGATCGTCTGGACCGTTTAGACGCGAAGCTAGACAGATTGGTGGAGGCAAAGCATGGATAAGGTTCAGAAGGTAATGAAAGAGTTTAAACGTGGTGACTTGAAGTCCTCCTCTGGTCAGAAGGTCACCAATCCTAAGCAGGCCATTGCAATCGGTCTCTCCGAGGCGGGCCTTTCAAAGAAAGCCAAGGGAGGCGAAATGAAAGAGTCAAAACAGAAGGTCAAGGAAGAGCTTACGTTCATGAAGAAGAAGGGCGCTCCTAAGTCCATGATCAAACACGAGGCTGCTGAAATGGGCGCTATGAAGTACGGCGGCAAGGTCAAGAAGATGGCTTCGGGCGGTCTGACCGGCGGTCACAAGTCGGCAGATGGCATTGCAAAGAAAGGCAAGACCAAAGCCAAAGCAGTCAAGATGGCATACGGCGGCAAATGCTAGGAGCAAGCCATGAAAAAGCCTATGAAAACCAAACGATATGCAGATGAAGGTTTGGTAGCAGAAGACAAGAAGAGAGGGTTGGAAGCATCTAAAGATGAGAAAGTTGGTTTCTTTGAGCGCCTCCGTATGGGTAACATTGACGACCCAAAGTCTGAGGCTTATAAGCGTTTTGGTGCTGGTCGTGGTGCTGTCGAACGTGATAAGAGCATGGCTCCTGCCCCCCAACCTATTCGCTCTACTGACTCAGGAAAAGGTGTGCCGGGTTTTGGCGCTCCCATGCTCCCAAAGCCAGTAGAAGAGCGCGCGCCATCAAATATTCCGGGTTTAACTAGTGCTGTTCAAGGCGCTGGTGTAGGAGAAGGTGGCGTATCTCCGGGTGTAAAGGGGCCTAGCATCGTGGAAAAAAAGACCACGACGGTTAAAACTCCTCGTAATACTGTAACCCAAACCAAAGAAGCAGTTGCCAAGCCTTCTACAAAGTACTCAGAAAAAGAAGCTGCCCAAGACCTTGACCGGGAAATGAAACGAGGTTCAAGAGTTCCTGCTGCCCCCAAAACATCTGAGCTTCGCGCTGTTACCCGCGCAAGAACTCGCGCAGGTACTCCTGTTAAAGAAGACACTATTGGGAAAACTCGCGCAGGAACAGCTACAACCACTTCTGACGGCATGTTGCCTTTGCTTGGATCTGCGGCTTTGCTTTCTATGGTTGCCGGTATGCGGAACAAGAAAAAGCAAGAATTGGAAGAAATTGACTCTGGATTGAAAGCTTCCGGTGGTCGTTATGGCGGTCGTCAGGGTAAATATATCCAAGAGATTGACCCAATGTTTACAGACCGCGCAGGTTTTGAGCAAGGCCCAATGAAAAAGGGCGGCAAGGTCAAAGCCAAGCCAGTCAAG